AAAACCAGATTCTCGAGATTTACATGAACCAGATTTATCTGGGCAATCGCGCCTATGGGTTTGCCGCCGCATCAGAAACCTATTTTGGCAAGCCGCTGAAAAACATCTCGATCGCCGAAGCCGCCATGCTGGCCGGCCTGCCCAAGGCTCCCTCGGCCTACAACCCCATCAGCAACCCCAAGCGCGCCCGCATGCGCCAGCTCTACATCATCGAGCGCATGCAGGAGAACGGCTTCATCACGGCAGAAGAAGCCGCGGCCGCCAAGCAGGAAGACCTGAAGCTGCGCTCTTCCACCAACAGCACGCGCATCCACGCCGAGTACGTCGCGGAGATGGCCCGCCAACTGGTGTTCGCCCAGTACGGCAACGAGGCCTACACACGCGGCCTGAACGTGTACACCACCCTCAACGCCGGTGAGCAAGAGGCCGCCTATACCGCGCTGCGCAAGGGCATCATGGACTACGAACGCCGCCAGCACTACCGCGGCCCCGAGCGTTTCGCCGCCCTGCCCACCGACCCCGCCCAGGCCGAGGACGTTATCGACGACGTGCTGGCCGGCCATCCCGACAACGGCGACGTGCTCGCCGCGGTGGTGCTCGAAGCGGGTAGCAAGAAAATCGTGGCGGCCCGCGCCGACGGCGAGCTGATCGAGATCACCGGCGACGGTCTCAAGCCTGCGCAGTCCGGCCTCAGCGACAAGGCCCCGCCCAACATCAAGCTGCGCCGCGGCGCAGTGATCCGGGTAGTGCAGACGCCCAAGAAGACCTGGGAAATCACCCAGCTGCCCGAGGTGGAGGGCGCCTTCGTCGCCGTGGACCCGCGCACCGGCGCCATCCGCGCACTGGTGGGCGGCTTCGACTTCGACAAGAACAAGTTCAACCACGTCACCCAGGCGTGGCGCCAGCCGGGATCGAGCTTCAAACCGTTCATCTATTCCGCCGCGCTGGAAAAGGGCTTCACGCCCGCCACCATCGTCAACGATGCGCCGCTGTTCTTCAGCGCCGGCGTGACGGGCGGCCAGCCCTGGGAGCCGAAGAACTACGACGGCAAGTACGACGGCCCCATGACGCTGCGCACCGGCCTGGCGCGCTCCAAGAACGTCGTCTCCATCCGCGTGCTGCAGTCGGTAGGCCCCAAGACTGCGCAGGACTGGGTGGCCCGCTTCGGCTTCGACGCCGACAAACACCCGCCCTACCTCACCATGGCGCTGGGTGCCGGCTCGGTCACGCCCATGCAGATGGTGGCGGCCTATTCCGTGTTCGCCAACGGCGGCTACCGCGTCAACCCCTACCTCATCACCCGCATCACCGACCACAAGGGGCGCATCCTGTCGGACGTCCAGCCACCCGCCATCGGCGACACCCCCCGCGTCATCGACGCGCGCAACGCCTTCGTCATGGACAGCCTGCTGCAGGAGGTGACGCGCTCGGGCACGGCGGCGCGCGCCCAGGCCACGCTCAAGCGCCCCGACCTCTACGGCAAGACCGGCACCACGAACGACGCCGTGGACGCCTGGTTCGCCGGCTTCCAGCCCACGCTGGCGGCCGTAACCTGGATCGGCTACGACACGCCGCGCAACCTGGGCAGCCGCGAGACGGGCGGCGGCCTGAGCCTGCCCGTCTGGATCAGCTTCATGGACCGCGCGCTCAAGGGCGTGCCGGTGGCCGAACCCACGGTGCCGCCCGGCCTGGTGAACGTGAGCGGCGAATGGTTCTACGAGGAATACGCACGCAGCGGCGGCGTGGCCAGCGTGGGCGTAGAAGGCGGCGCGCCTGGCAGCCAGGCGCCCGGCACACCGCCGCCCACCGAGGAACGCAACCGGATCCTGGACCTGTTCCGCAACTGACCGCTATCAAAATAAAAGCTGCCTGCGCTGGGTGCACAAGGTCTTCAGGACAAATACCCCCTGAATTCCTTTCGCACCAAGCGCAGGCAGCTATTTTTTCAAGAGCGCCCTCAGCGCGAAAACACCAGCGGCTGCCCCGCCTGCAGGCTGGCATCGCGGCTCAGCCCGGCGAAGAATTCGCCTGCGCCCTTGGTGTCCATCCACTGCTGGCCGTCGAAGCGGAAGTGGTAGCCGCCGGACTGCGCCGCCATCCAGACTTCGTGCAGCGGCTTTTGCAGGTTGATGACGATCTGGCTGCGGTTGGGAAACGTGATCGTGACCATGCCGCCGGAGCGCTGGCTGTCCAGATCGGCCTCGGTTGCCTCGTTGATGCGGTCGCAGCCCTGCTCCACCGCCAGCAGCAGCTGCTCGGCACGGTCCATGAATTCGAGGTCGGTCATTACAGTTTTCGAATGCGTTCGAGCGCAAGGTGAAGCGCATGCGCTGCGCGCTTGCCTTGCGGGTTTTCGAGATTGATTCCTTCGATAGCGGCTTCGATCGCGGCTTCTGCCGGGTCTTCTTCAACCGCTACTGCTAGTGCCGCTCTATCTGGTGCGGTGCAGGGTCGGTTCCCCTTCTTCCACATTGCTACGTGCTGCTCTGGCACGCCAATTCGTTCAGCCAGCGCGCGTTGGCTTCCATAAATCGACTTACCTTTTTCGATTAGGAAATTCAATTGGCTCATGCTAACCTCTTTTGATAAACTTACTTATCGAAATTGATTAGTTTTATCTCTTTCGATAACGAACTTTATCACCATGGAGCTACCCATGCCGGCCCTTCAACTCCTTCTCCCCGAAATCGCCGCCCCCGAAGCGGCCAATGATTGCCACCCTCCCGTCTGTGCAGGTGCATCTGCAACCCTGGTAGCTCAGGTCGGCGGCGAGGGTGGCAACCAATCCGCCACCGGGAACGAAAAGCGCAAAGGCCGCCGCGCAGTCCACGCCAGCCCTGCTGCCCGCAAGGCTGCCTATCGCGCTGAAAAGGCTCGAGTCGATTTCACCGACAAGCCCGAAATCATTGCGACCTTGAACGAGATCGCTGCCGACCTTGATTGCAGCAAAAACGAATTGCTGCAGTCCCTGGTGCGCTTTGCCCTGACCAATCGCAACTGGAAGCAGGTCGGCCTCTACGGCGCTCGCGTCAATGGGGTGCTGCAATGAGTGCGCGCTACGTCTGTGCTCGTTGTGGCCTGCGGTGTGGTTATTGGTTTTTCGGGTGGAAGCACCACTCTGGTGGTGGCTCTCGCCCTTCGTGTGGGTTGAGGCCTGTGCCTGTGCCTGTTGAGGTGCGCTGATGAGCCCCGAAGCCAAACGCGACCTCCAATACCGCTGCCGCCGCGCCCTCGCGGCCCCGGTGCCTGCCTCCATCCGCGACGGCAATGCCCGCATCGCCGCCGACTACAAAGCCGCCGCGCAAGCCTGCGCTGCCTACCTACGCGACGGCAAGACGCCCGACCGCGCCCGCCTGCACGTCCTGCGCCTTGAGGGCGCGCAGGGGCTGCTGCCATGAGACGCGTCCTCGCCTGCTTGCCCTTGTGCGCCGCGCCAGCGCCCCTGCGGGGTATGGGGTGCAACCCCATGTCCCCGGCCAGTTGCGCCCTGTGCCCCCCGCTGCCGGGCGCAACGCATGCCGAAGCCCTCGCAGTCCCCGCCGCTGGCCGCGTAGCGCTCGCCACGCGCACAGCAGAGGTCCCGCTGCGCGCCCTGGAAGACAAGCCCGCCGCAGGCGCTGAGTCTGGTCCTCCCTGCGCCGATTGCGCTGTCTGCGGGCCTGTGTGCCCCCCCGCGCAAGGGATCGTTACCCGAATGGGCCAAGACCCGCATGCGGGGCTTGGTGGCGAAGCCATAGAGCCCGGTCCCGAAGGGATGCGCCCTGCATCTTGTGCCCCTTGCTGGGGTGCCTGCGGCGTGTGTGACTGCGGCGCCGATACCGGCGCGGCGCGCGCGCACGGAAAGCGGAGCGCGGGCGCGCGCGCCGGGGCGGGGCAGGCGCAAGCCCTCCCCGCTGGTAATCACGGGGAGAACCTTCAATGACCCGCCCGACACGTTCAGTCCTGAACAAGCATTCCAAAACTTGTTCCCTCGTCCTCGAAGGCAACGAAATCAAATTCCGCCTTTTGGCCGAGCGCACCGAAACCGGCAACATCGTGCATGTGGACTGGGTGCGCTTCACCTGCCTGCTGCGCAACGCCCCCATGCCCGGCGTTGAAACCCTGTTCCCCACGCCCACGCCCGACGTGGACATGGAACCCGTCAGCGAACAGGAACGCAGCGAACGCGGCCAGCGCTTGATGCGCCTGCGCAAGCTCCTGGCCAAGCTCCCGAACGCCGAATTCGCACCCAGCGCGCAGGCTATGGAACTGGCTGAACGCGTAGCGGAAACCTTGGGCGAAGACTTCACCGTCGCACCCGAGCTGCGCAAGGGCCACGACTTCTATCGCCATCGCTGGAGCATTGAGCGCAATGGAAGCGAAGTCGGCTGGGTCGGCTTCCTCGCCAGCGGCGACAGCCCGCGCCAGCAAGCCCAGGCCAAAACCATGCACGTCAACCTCTACGGCACGGCCTGCACCTTCGCCCAAAACGGCTGGCGCGATCACCTCGCAAACCTCATCGATGACGTGGGCGGCACCCTGACCCGCATCGATCTCGCCCTGGACTTCTTCGAAGGCATCACAGGCGGCATGGAGCGCATCAAGCGGGACTACGAAAACGGCCTGTGCGACGTGGCAGGCAAGCGCCCGAAATGCAACATGGTCGGAGACTGGTGCAACGGCAAGGCGCGCAGCTTCTACATGGGCAGCAAGGAAGCGGGCAAGCAAACCAACTTCTACGAAAAGGGCCACCAGCTCTTCGGAGAAAAAGACGCCACCAACTGGCTGCGCGCGGAACTGCGCTACGGCAACAAACTGCGCGTACTGAACACCGACATGCTGCGCCGCCCGCAAGACTATTTCGCAGGCGCCAGCGACTACCACGCGGCCATCCTGCGCGAAGCCAAACCCGCCACGCAGGCCCTGCCCGAGTCTGTTCCGTGCGAAGCAAAGCTGGCAGCGCAAACCATCGAAGCTGAAGTCACGCGCAACGTGCGCTGGCTGCGCGACGTGGCAGCTCCCAGCATGGCCCTGGCCTTCGAACACCTCGGCGCTGATGCCTTCCTCGACATGGTCACGAACCAAAACGTTCCCGGTCGTCTGCGCCGATTCAAGCAAACCGAAATCCGCCGCGCCTACAGCAGCGCGCACCAGAGAACCCGCAAGGCCGCAAGCGCTGGTCACGCATTCGCACAAGCCTAAACCCCGACCACAAAGGAAGCGTCATGCAATTCAAATCCGAAGTCATCGTCCACGGCGTCAAGGAAAGCCAGGGCAGCATCGATGGCCGCGCATTCAGCAGCACCACATTCCACTGCGAGGTGGACCTTGCGGAAAACTCCGCAGGCCGCTCCATCGGCCGCGCCACGCGCCCCTTCAAGCTGGGCGATGCGAAGGAATTCGACAAGTGGGCGCACCTCGGCCAGTCCCTGCCCCTCAAGGCCATCGCCACCTTCGAGATGGCAGCAGCAGCGCAGGACGGCACGAAGATGGTCCTGGTCGACATCCGCCCCCTGGAACAGGCCAAACCCATTGCCTCGAAGGCATCGTAAGAGGCTGGCATGTACGTCATCCAATCGGCGTTCACGGGCTGCTTCCTGGCCCCCTCGTATGAGGACGGACAGCCCGAATGGGTGCTACTGCTGCGCGAGGCTGTAGCGGTCGAAGACCTCGAAACCTGCGCGCAGTTGATCGAAGACCACGTGGACGCGTGCCATCAGGTGCAAGTCGTGGACCTGTCCAAGCTGCATCGTCCTGTGGAGCTTTAACCCGATGTATGGCGCCTCACCATCAGGCGCCAAACATCGCAATTCGTTCCCGGAGTCGTAAATGTCATTCAAGTCTGATGCACATCGCCGGTGGTGGTTCGCCAATCGCGGTGGCGGTGGCGGTGGTTCGGTTGGCGGTGGGTCTGCCCCGTCGTTTTCTAGTCGTGATCTGGATGGTGAACGTCAGGCCATCTCGCGACAAGTTGAGGAAATGGACGAATGGGAGCGCCAACGGGAGCGCGAGGCCATCTCGCGCCAAGTCGAGGAAATGGACGAATGGGAGCGCCAACGGGAGCGCGAGGCTATCTCGCGTCAAGTTGCGGAAATGGACGAATGGGAGCGCTTGCGCAAGTGATGCGCGATGGGGTTGTGAGCTATGCCAAACGTAATGACTGAAACCGAACTGCAGCACTTCGCGCTGTCCATCTTGAAGCTCGCATTCGCTGGCGGCGTCCTCGGTGCCATCTGCTGGTCCCTGGTCATGCGCATCGTCGCGGACGTTGCGGACGCCATCCAGGACTGGGAAGACAAGCGCACTCGCATCGGTGCAGCCCGCGCCCGTGCCCGCGTGCGCCACATCAACGGGGCCGGCCTTGGCTGATCCCCAAACCATCGAATGCACCGCGGCCTGCACGGTCACCGTGGTGCATGAAATCAGCCTTCCCGTGCTCGATCTGAGCCCGGCTGAAGGCGCAGCAATCAGCAGCGCCGTCCTGCTGGTGTGGGCGGTTGGCTGGGCATTCCGCGCAGCT